AAGCCGTAATGGCTAAGGTCTTCCTTGTTGCCAACCACGGCAGCGACCACCACAACACTGGAGCAGACTTGAGCAAGCAGCCCATCACCCTGGCCTTCGCTGGTTCCGCCGACATCGACCCCGAGAATGTCAAGGACCTGCTCAACGACTGGCTCGGCTTCGGCGACGAGGACAAGGACGGCTTCTTCGAGCCGAGCGACCGCGAGATCAACCTCATCTTCCCGGTCACCCGGGAGCACCTGTCCGACGGCCTGGAAGCGGTCCTCGGCTGGGCCGAGAAGGCCGACCTCCCCTACGTCGCCGTCGCCGACAACAAGCGCAGCCGCGCCACCGAGCAGATCCTCAAGGACGCCGAGGAGACCGTCCACGTCGCCAACGTCACGGCCGGTGTGGTCGACCTGCTGAAGAAGGCCGACAGCGCGGGCGACGAGGTCCACGTCATCCTGCTGTGGGGCGACGAGGGCAGCGAGCAGGCCGAACTCCTCCTGGACGCCGCCGACCATGCGGGCTTCAAGGCCAAGGACCTCACCGCCGGACTCGACGACATCTCCTTCGGTGAGCAGCCGCAGGCCGAGGAGCCGGAGGAGGAGCCCCAGCCGGAACCCGAGCCGGAGCCCGAGCCGGAGCCCGAGCCGGAGGCCCCCAAGCGTGGTCGCCGTCGTGGCCGTCGCTCTGAGCCCGAGGAGGCCGAGCCGGAGGAGGAGCCGCTGACCGAGGAGGACGCGCCGGAGGAGCCCAAGCAGGAGGAGCCCAAGCGCGGCCGTCGCGGTCGCAAGGTCGAGCCGGAGCCCGAGGAGCACCCGGTCGAGCAGGACATCCAGGAGCAGCAGGAGGACCTGGAGCAGGAGGTCAACCGCGCCGCGCAGAAGATCCAGCGTGAGGCCACCCCGGTCCCCGACAAGGAGATCGACCTCATCCTCATCGGCAACGCTTTGGAGGGTGCCTACAACGCCTTCCGCCTGGAGGACGAGCGCAACGCGGTCATCAACCAGGCCGAGGTACGCCTCCGGCCGCTGACCGAACTGCTGGCCAAGGCGCTTAATATCGTGGCCGACTCGGTCCACGACAAGGAGGCCGAGGAGCAGGAGCGCCCGGCCGAGAAGAAGGCCGAGGAGCCGGAGGAGGAGCAGACCTCCGGACGCCGTCGCCGTGGACGTCCGCGCGACGAGAGCAAGACGTTTGCCTTCCTGGTCGACGACGAGGGCAACTACAGCCGTCGCGGCCGTGGCCGTATCCCGGCCGGACAGACCGTCGTACACCTGACCCGGGCGGAGATCGAGGAGAAGGGCCTCGAACTCGACTCGGAGTGAGTAACGCAAAAGCCCCCGGCGCTGAAGAGGTTCGAGACCTCGATTCACTGCCGGGGGCTTTTGCCCACCACACCCCGAGGCCCACCACAAACCCCGAGATGGGAAGAACCTAACATGTCGAGCCGACTTAATATCAACGGCGGATTCGGAGCCGCCGAGTGAGCATCATGATCATGTCGGAAGTCTTCACGCAGTCCGACACCCGCCTGGCCACGCGCCTGGTTCTGCTCGCGCTGGCGGACGCCGCCAACGACTCCCACCGCATGTGCTGGGAGTCCGTCGACACCATCGCGGCCAAGGCCAGAGTCTCGCGGCGCCAGGTGTTCACCGCGCTGGCGACCCTGGAGGAACGCCGCGTCGTCGAGCACGTCCCGGACGCGGAGAAGCCTGCCGAGGCCGAGCGGTACAAGTCCGTGGTGCGCCGGGTACTTCCGGTATCGGAATGGCTCCCGGAGCCTTCCAAGGGTGCAGAATCCGCACCCCTCTCTGAGGGTGCAGAATCCGCACAGGTGTCGAAGTTTTCACCCAACCCCAATAACCAACTGGAAGTTATAGATATAGAAGAAACTACGTTTCTTCCACCGCGCCGGTCGGCACGGTCCAATCCCGGCGAGGCCGAGGAGATCCCTGTGAGGCCGGGTGCTCGGGGCTGGAATGCGGTTGCGGCTCCCAAGCGTGGCGGTCGGAAGAAGACCCGGAAGCAGCAGGCGGAGGAGGCCGCCCTGGCGGAGAAGGAACTCGACCCGGCGTACGTCGTGGCCCAGACCCTCGGCGAGGAAGATCCAGGAAGCAGCCCCGCTGGCCGTCTCCCGGCTTCGGACGACGACCTGGCCCCTCCGGTCCGGCGACCTCGTGAGAAGCGCTCCAAGAGGCCGTCGGAGGAACTGGCCGAGTTCTTCGGGAAGCGGGCCGAGGAGGTAGGCCACCCGGTACCCGGCGCCACCAACCTCAGCGCCCTCTACGGGAACTTCGGCCGGTGGATGGCCCAGGGCCTGGAACGGGAGACCATCCGGCAGATGATCATCACCTACTGGTCGTCCTCCTGGAACCGGTCGGAGAACCACCCGGCCTGGAAGGACTTCCTCGGCGCCCGTGGGCTGCTGACGGAGCGGCTGGGCAAGGTCGACAACACGATGGAGAAGCACCGGCACGACGAGTCCTTCTGGGACTGATGCCACCAGGGGCGGGCTGCTACGGCGGTCCGCCCCTTACGTTTTCCCAAAGGCGTATTCAGAAAGCCGTAATCTGTGGTAGCCTCCTGAGCGTTGAACCACCACCACACAAGGAGGCAACCGTGGCGACAGACCCCCGGGTCCACGCCTTGCGGCTCAAGGAGTACGGCATCCCCGCGCACTACCGTCACCTGCGGCTTAATACCGTGGCGGACACCGATGAGTCCGCCGCCTGCCGTACCTGGCTCGACGAACTGCGCGACCACTACGTCACCGACAAGCGGCCCCTCACGGAGTACCCCGAGGACTGGTCCCAGATCGGTAAGGGCCTGCTGCTCGTCGGCCCGCCCGGGACCGGCAAGACGACCCTCGCCACGGCCACCCTGCTGGAGGTCTACTACGCCCACCGCCTCCCGGTGCACTGGCTGGCCTACGCCGACTTCGTGAAGGACTCCATCGAGAAGATGGGCCTTCAGGACCGGGCCGAGCCCGAAGCCGTCGCCCGGTGGTGGGACATCCAGGACAAGATCGTGGCGGCCGAGAAGGCCCCCGTCCTCGTCCTGGACGACGTCGGCAAGGAGCACCGGACCAAGACCGGCTACGCCGAGGGACTGCTGGACACCCTGCTGCGCCAGCGTCACCGCGAGGCCCGGCCCACGATCGTCACCTCGAACCTCCCGCCCCGGGAGTGGGGCGCCGTCTACAACCCCACGATGGGCTCCTTCATCCAGCAGGCCTTCACACACGTCAAGTTGATCGGAGAGGACCGCCGTGCAGCCTGAATACGAGCAGACGCCCCTCCCGTTCGAGGACGAGGTTTTGGTGATTCTCTACAAACGGGAAGTGCCGGACCATCGCCTCCCCGAGCACTGGGCCTCCCTGGAGTGGACCGTCCGCAGCCGCGCTAAGCACCTCGGCTTCGACCTCGTGCGCACCCGCCGGTTCCAGAAGTGGGAGGGCGACACGCTTAATATCTCGCTCCGCGCGGAAGCGGAGCGCACCTGATGCAGGGCGGCGACATCTCCAACGAGGTCGTCCCCCGCTTGGTCATCGCCTACGAGGGCATGCTCGGCGTCCTGCCGGAGAAGCCCGATGGATACGTGCACGAGCTGGTTGCCCGCAAGTTCGGGCGCCGCGCTCGCATGGCCAAGCGGACCGTGGACGCGTACGAGATCAACGACGCGCTGGCCCGGGTCATCTGGGACACCGTCTGGCGCTTCAAGTACTCGGTCGACGTCGTCACCTACCTCGGGGACGACGCTGTCGAGCCCCTGGAGGCCCGCCTGGACGCCGAGGGACTTCCCATCGGCCGGGTGTGGTCCACGACCCCGGAGCGGCTGGCCAGACGCCTGCCCTACATGCCGGACGTAGCCGCGATCTTCGACAACGAACACCACCTGATCTTCGGCAGCAAGGGACGCTCTCTGCCCGCTGCTCCCACCACCTTGATCGGAGCACTGTAAGTGGCTGACTTCGAGCGCTTGCTCGTGTCCCGCGTCATCCAGGACAAGGACCTGAACGACGTCGCGGAAGCGGGCATCACCGCCGAGTTCTTCGGCGACCCGGACAACAAGGCCGTCTTCAAGGCCATCCTGCGGCACAAGGCCACGTACGGCGAGATCCCCAGCCTCGCCACCATCAAGACCGACTTCCCCACGTACAAGTTCGTCAAGGTCGAGGACAGCATGCTGGTGCTGACCGACCGGCTCCGCGAGCAGCACACCCTGGACCTGCTGGAGCAGGGCCTGGCCGACTCGGTCGACGCCCACGAGGAGGGCAACGCGCTGGCCGCCATGGCAGCGCTACACAAGACCCTCGCGGACATCGCCTCGGCGGTTCCCAACGCCCGCGACACCGACCTGACCGAGACGGGCCACGAACGCCTCGCGCGGTACCTCACGCTCAAGGACCTGCCCGACGGGCTCCGGGGCATACCAACCGGCTTCACGACGATCGACAGGGCCACCCAGGGCCTCCAGAAAGAGCAACTGGTCACCTTCGTCGGCCCGCCGAAGGCCGGTAAGTCGACGCTGTTGTTGCTCGCTGCCATGGCCGCCCACCTGCACGGGGAGCGTCCGCTTTTTATTGGCTTCGAGATGAGCAATGAGGAGCAGGAGGAACGTTTCGACGCCATCCGCGCGGGGATTTCCCACGCCCGGCTGAGAAACGGAACACTCAAGAAGGCCGAGTGGGACAAACTCGAAAGGGCCCTGCGGGAACTGGAGGCTATGCCTTCGTTCTTCCTGTCCTCGGACTCCATGAATGCGACGACGCTTACCGGTGTGCAGTCGAAGATCGACCACATCCGGCCGACGATCGTATTCGTGGACGGCATCTACATGATGCAGGACGAACTCGGCGAGGCTCAGGGATCCAGCCAGGCGCTTACGAACCTCACCCGAGGGTTCAAGCGCATGGCGAAGAACCTGCAACTCCCGATCGTCATTTCCACGCAGGTCCTGGAATGGAAGATGAACAAGAAGAAGGGCATCACCTCCGACTCCATCGGATATTCGTCCTCCTTCGCCCAGGACTCCGACGTGATTCTCGGTGTCGAGTCCACGGACGACGCGAACATCAACAAGATCAAGGTCGTCCTGGCCCGTAACTGCCCGCCCATCGAGACGTACTGCCAGTGGGACTGGGAGACGGGCAAGTTCGAGGAACTGAACGAGGACCCGTTCGCCATGGACGAGATGAACACCGATGGCTATGTCGGCTCCTCCTTCTGAGCCCCGGCTGGTGGTCCTCGCCGGGAACTTCCGGGAGTTCCAGTTCTGGTGCCGGGAGAACAACCGCAATCCCCGTGACCGGAATCTGATCTACGCCAGCGAAATGCACCGGCTGCGCGGCCTCGGGCCAGTCCGATTCATAACGTACGGAACTTGGTACTGGCGCCGCGACGCCTGGGAAATGAAGAGTTACCTGACATACCTGGAGAGGAGATACCAGTGCCCCGAGCAAAAGCCGGATGGGACGCAATCGGAAACCCCGTCCCTGGAAACGTGACCGCGTGCCTGGACACGCTCGGCCTTGACTACAAGGTCCAGGGAGACGAAATACATATGCCGTGCCCCATGCACGAGCAGCGCACCGGAAAGAAAGACGCACACCCATCCTTCTCTATAAACTTCGACGAGGGCTATTTCAACTGCTTCTCCTGCGGATACCGAGGGGCTTTCTGGGTCCTCGTACGGGACATCCAGGAGGCCACCGACGCGGAGGCCAAGAACTGGGTCCGGCGCAGGGGAGGAGCGGAGCGGGTACGGAAGTACCTGGAGAAGAAGAAGGAGCAGCGCCCCGACAAGGTCGACACGACCAAGCAGATAAATGAGGCGTCGCTGGCCCTGTACACCGTGCCGCCGCTGAGCGCCTGCGCCGAGCGGTTCTTCATGCCGGAGGACGCTGAGGCGTGCGGGGTGCTGTGGGATCCGGCCCGGGACATGTGGATCGTTCCGGTGCGCGACCCGGACACCGGGATGCTGTGGGGCTGGCAGGAGAAGAACGCCCGCTACTTCCGCAACCGGCCGCCGGGCATGGCCAAGTCCAAGACGCTCTTCGGCCTGCACACCTACGACGACGACGTGGCCGTGCTGGTCGAGTCGCCGCTGGACGTGGCCCGTCTGTGGACCTGCGGGATCCGGGGAGGGCTGGCCTCCTACGGCGCCGGAGTTTCTGACTCGCAGATGTCCCTGATCCGCGACCACTTCGACACCGTGATCATCGCCCTCGACAACGACGACGCCGGGGCGGAGGCGTGCAAGCGGCTGCTGGAGGAGTGGACCGGCCGGGGCCTGACCCTGAAGTTCCTCGACTACTCCGTGGCCCCTCACGCCAAGGACCCCGGCGACATGAACGCTGACCAGATCAAGGCCGCTGTACGCGGCGCCTACTCGTCCATCCTCGCTCGCTTCTAGGAGATCACCATGACCCGGCTTAATACCTGCCCCCGCAAGGGGGACCACCGATGAAGGCACCCGAGGGCTACGAGCACCTGGGTGAGGACTTCTGGGCCCGCGTCGAGCCGGACCCGGACACCGACTGCCTCATCTTCCAGTCCACCGCGACGCGCCCGTACTACCAGGGCAAGACCCTGCTGTCCTTCCTGACCGGCGGGGACGGCCGACAGAAGCACCGCGCGTGCAGGCGCCGGATGTGTGCCAACCCGGACCACATCCAGGACGGGCACTTCGACATGGGGACGCCGTACGCCCGGCGCCCCCGGTCGCGGAGTCAGTTCGCTCGGCAGTACTCACAGTGCTGACGGTCGACCTGCACGGCTATCAGGAGTCGGCGGTCGACCGCGCTGTGGAGCGCGGCTCTCTCCTGATCGCGTACGAGATGGGCCTGGGCAAGACCGTCATCGCCCTGGCCGCCATTGAGGAGCTGCTGGAGAAGGGGGAGGTCGAGACCGCCGTCATCGTGGTCCCGGCCAACCTGAAGTACCAGTGGGCCAAGTCCCTCGCCCGCCTCACCGACGTGCCGACCCGCGTGGTCACGGTGCGCGAGGACGGGCTGAAGCAGGAGATCACCGTCCCGACGGAGGAGTACTGCGTCCTGATCGACGGCGACGCGAAGAAGCGAGCCGGGCTGTACGCCAAGGTCAAGACGCTCCGGCCGGACTACGTGATCCTCGGCTACGAGAACGTCGTCAACGACTGGAACTACGTCAGGAGGATCAAGCCGGAGTGCATCGTCCTGGACGAGTGCACGGCCATCAAGACCTTCCGGGCCCAGCGCACGCGGAAGATCAAGAGGCTCACGGCGCCGTTCCGCTTCGGCATGACCGGCACCCCGGTCGAGAACGGGAAGCCCGAGGAACTGTTCTCGATCATGCAGTGGGTCGACGACCAGGTCCTGGGCCGGTTCGACCTGTTCGACAAGACGTACATCGTGCGCAACCGCTTCGGCGGGGTGCAGAACTACAGGAACCTGCCGGTGCTGCACGCCAAGCTGGCCGACGTCATGGTCCGCAAGACGCGGCTGGACGAAGACGTCCGGCCGTACCTGCCCGAGGTGCAGGAGTCCGTCATCCCGGTCGTCCTGGACGCGAAGACGAAGAAGGCGTACCGGGCCATCGCGGCCGACCTGCTCGCCGAGCTGCGGGCAGCCGGGCCGACGATGGGTGACTTCGATCTGTTCGCGCACTACCACGGGGGAGAGGCGGCCAACGAGAACAGCCAGCAGGGCAAGATCATGAGCCGCATGCAGGCGCTCGACATGCTGCTGAACCACCCGGACCTGATCGTCATGTCCGGGCAGAGTTACGAGGAGAGCCAGGAGGCACGATCGCGCGGCGCCGAGAAGAAGGTGTGGCCGGGCTCGAAGTACGCGTACGAGGTGTGGCAGTCCGGCCTGCTCGATGACGTCACCACGGCTCCGAAACTGGACGCCGTGGCGGCAGCGGTCGAGGACATCATGGCGGTGCCCGGCAACAAGATCATCGTGTTCAGCGTCAACCCCGACATGCTGGACCTGCTCGGTGACCGGCTGCCGGAGGGCTCGTTCGTCACCTACACCGGCCGGATGTCCTCGGCAGCCAAGGCCTATGCCGCCCAGCGGTTCGAGACCGACGGACAGTGTCAGGTGTTCCTGTCCTCCCACGCGGGGGCGTTCGGCACCGACCTGTACATGGCCAATTACTTGATCAACTACGACCTCGCCTGGTCGGCCGGGAAGCAGGACCAGATCAACGCCCGGCACAACCGCGCGAGCAGCCAGTTCAAGGACATCTACATCCTGAACGCCGTCACCCAGGGCACCACCGAGCCGCGCAAGCTAGCGATGCTGGCGCACAAGCGGAGGGTGGGCAGCGCCATCACAGACGGGCGCGGGGCCGACGAGAAGGGTCGGATCGAGAACGACGTCCAGACCCTGACGCAGTGCCTGGAGGCGTAACTTCCAGGATCGCACGACGGACGTCGAGTGGTTCTAAAGCCGTAATCGCATGGCACCATCAAGGCATGCGAGAAGAACCACTCGACGTCCTGCTCCGTGAGGGGATTGGGGACGTCATAAGCCCACCCGAGGAGCGAGAGGACTGGGATCTGACCCCCGTCCGCCTGGCGCTCCGAGGTGCCCCAGCCGACCGCTGGTGACCTTGTAAAGCAGTTCGGCGGAATCTGTTGACATCCGCATATGCCAAACGTAGAGTCGTCCTCACGAAGCGTTAATCGAACGAAGGATCGAACAGCTCGCAGGAGGACATCGTGACCACCATCGCGGAAGCGCTCGGCATCACCTGGGGGAGCAACAGAGCCACCGACTCCCCGGAGTACCGGCTGACCTACCACGCGCAGAAGCAGGCCGCCCTGAAGGGCTGGAGCAGCGCGCAGGTCCTGGAGGCCGCCGACCGGCCGCAGCACACCTCCCCGTCCAGCCGGTTCCCCGGCCAGTGGCGCCACGTCCGAGGCGACATCGTCGCCGTCGTCGACCCGGCCGACCACCGCGTCATCACCGTCTACCAGGACGTCGCCGAGACCACTCTCCGCACCGACCAGACCGACGCCGACGCGCAGCGCTACGCCAAGGGCCACTCCGGTCTCGGCTGCAAGTAACGGCTTCAAGAAGACGTAATCCAATATGGACAATCTCGAAGACGTAATGTAGAGTCGGACCTGCTCAACCGACCTACTACTCCGTAGAAAGAGAGCCCCGCTCTATGGCTACCGTGCAGAGACGAGCAACCCAGCGCATCGAGCGCCCTATCTCCCTCACCCAGTCCGCGCCCTGGGAGAAGACCCGCCAGTTCCTGGCCCTGAAGTTCCAGGAGACCGAGATCGTCACCCGCAAGAACAAGTTGCGCGACGAGGTCAGCGTCCACGTGGACGCCAACGGCGACATCGACGAGAAGGGCAGCAAGTTCTGGAAGTTGGACCCTCCCATCGAGGTCAACGGCCAGAAGTTCACCGAGGTCAAGCGCGAGCGCCGCGTCAGCGTGAGCCTGGACGCCGAGAAGGCCGAGGAACTGGCCGTCGCCAAGGGCATCCGCGACCGGGTCTTCAAGGAAGTCACCACCGAGGTCCTGGACCAGGACGAGTTGTACGTCCTCAACCAGGAAGGCGTCCTCAGCGACGAGGAACTGGACGGCCTGTTCGTCGAGACCGAGTCCTTCGCGTTCAAGCCCATCCGTGGCTGATAGGAGCACCACCACATGAACACCATCGCCGACACCATCGACAAGGCCTTCGCCGAGATCGGTGAGCAGTTCTACCCCGGATCGACGCGCCCCCTGGTACGTCACCGCAACCGGCTTAATACCGAGGCCGCCCCGTCGGCGGCCGATCCCGGATCATGGGACGCCAAGCCCCGTAAGTACGTCGTGGCCGGAGTCGAGACGGAGTTCTTCACCGTCGGCGACCTCGCCAAGGCGCTGGGACGGCAGCCTGTGACGATCCGGAAGTGGGAACGGGAAGGGGTCATCCCCAAGTCCACCTACCAGTCGCCGGGCAAGGACGGAGATGTACGCGGCCGACGCCGCCTGTACACCCGCCAGCAGGTCGAGGGCATGGTGCGCATCGCCTACGAGGAAGGCGTCCTCGTCTCCCACCAGAAGCCGATCAAGGGCACCCGCTTCACCGAGCGCATCGTCGACCTCTTCAAGGTCCTGGCGGGCGACGAGTGAGGATCGTCAAGAGCCAGAAGCACCACGTGTCCATGGGGAACTTCGAGTGGGTGGAGTTCGGCTACGAGGTCGACATCTCCACCGACGACTTCCCCAAGGCACGCACCCTCGACGACCTGGACAAGGTCGCCACCGACCAGATCACCAAGGCCCTCGCGGCCGACATCGAGGAAGCCCGGCTGAACACGGGCGAAGCATCCTCGTACGTCCATCTCTACCAGCAGGAGAACTGAATGCCCCGCACCCTTACCCGCCGCCGCACCGCCCGCGACACCGAGGCGTACTCCCCGGCCGACGAGCCGGAGGACGAGAAGGGCTACGCGGAGGAAGAGGACGAGGCTCCGGCCCGTGGCTCCCGCCGTGGCTCGCGCCGGTCGCTTAATACCGAGGAGGCCGACACCTCCCGACGCTCGCGCCGTGCCTCGCGTGACGAGGACGACGACGAGGACGACGAGCCCGCGCCGAAGGTCGGCGGCCGTGGCTGGGGCTCGTACGAGAAGACCAAGCAGGCGTCCTCCGGCTTCCCGGACAACTTCAAGGCGGGCAGCGAGTCCGTGATCGTGAAGATCCTGGACGAGGAACCGTTCCTGGTCTTCCTCCAGCACTGGATCGAGCGCTCGGGCAAGAAGTCCTTCACCTGCCTGGAGAGCAAGTGCCCGCTGTGCGACGACGCGGGTGACAAGCCCAGCCAGCAGATCTCCTTCAACGTCATCGACTTCACCGACCCCGAGGACCCGCAGGTCAAGGTCTGGCAGGTCGGCCCGATGGTCGCGGACATCCTGAAGAACTACTCCAAGGACAAGAAGACCGCCCCGATCAACCGGGACGACCTCTACTTCTCCGTCCGCAAGGAGACCAAGAACAAGAAGACCAACTACTACATCACGCCGGTCAAGGAACGTGACCTCCTCGACGACTGGGACATCGAGCCCCTGACCGAGGAGGACCTGGAGACGTTCGACGCCAAGGCGTACGACGCGGACATCCTCCAGGTCACCCGTCGCAGCGAACTCAAGACCATCGTCCGGGAAATCCTGAACGACTGACCTGCCTCCCACGGGGAGGTTCCAGCACCGCGCTGGGGCCTCCCCTCAGCTTTCCCATCCACCACCACCGGAGCCCGCCGTGCAGATCCGCAACTCCGTCATCCTCACCCCCGACCGGCTTAATACCGTGGTCGAGCGCTTCATGGAGCGCCCGGCCTTCACCTTCGACATCGAGACGTTCGGCGCCTTCCGGAACGTCCCGACGCAGAACGTCGCCAACTGGGTCTCCCTGGCCGCCGACGGCATGGCCTACGCCATCCCCTTCGGCCACCCCAACGGCGACGTCCTGGTGAGCAAGGCCACCCGCAAGAAGAACCGGCTGACAGGCAAGTTCGACGCCATCCCGGCCGTCTACGACGCCCCGCCGGAGCAGATGCTCCCGTCCGAAGTGTTCAGCATCCTCAAGCCGCTGTTCTTCGCCGAAGACAAGATCAAGATCGCGCACAACGCCACATTCGACCTGATCTCCACGGCGAAGTACTGGGGCGAGATCGCACCGCCGGAGTACTCCGACACGATCGTCCTTCAGTGGTTGTGCGACGAGAACATGAAGCAGAAGGGCCTCAAGGAACTCGTCAAGCGCTACTACAAGGTCGACTACGACACCGAGAACGTCGGCAAGCAGGTCGAGGCCCACCCGTTCTCCAAGGTCGCGCACTACGCCTACATGGACGCCAAGTACACCTGGCTGCTGTGGAAGCGGTTCCAGCGGCAGATCCAGGAGCAGGGCCTGACCCACGTCCGGCGGCTGGAGGAGGACGTCCTGGGGGTGCTGCTCGACATGGGCATCACCGGGGCGCCGGTCGACGAGGCCGCGATGCGCGAGCTGGTCACGGACATGTCCGCCCGGCTGGTCGACATCGAGGCGGACATCTACCGGGCCGCAGGCAAGCAGTTCAACCTCAACGCCCCGGCGCAGAAGGCCGAGGTGCTGTACGCCCCCAAGAGCGAGGGCGGTCAGGGCCTCAAGCCGATGAAGCCCACCGACGGTGGGAAGAAGAAGCGGGACACGGGCCAGGCGCTGGAGTGGAAGGACTTCAGCACCGACTCCGACAGCCTGGAGAAGCACGAGAACAACGCGGTCGTCAAGAAGCTGCTGGAGTACGCGGAAGTCAGCAAGCTGCTCGACTACCCCATCGCGTACCTCGGTGTGGAGGGCGACCCGAAGAAGCCGTGCCGGATCTTCGACGGCCGGATCCACGCCGACTTCGTCCAGTACGGAACGGTGACCGGCCGGTTCTCCTGCCGCGAACCCAACCTCCAGAACATCCCCCGACCCGACACCGACCTCGGTAAGCGGATCCGTGGCCTGTTCGTCGCGCCGCCCGGCTACAAGCTGGTCGTCGCGGACTACGGGCAGATCGAACTCGTCGTGCTCGCGCACTTCATCGGTCGTGGTGACCTCTACAAGGGGTTCCACAACGGAGTCGACCCGCACTCGGCGACGGCCGCCGCGCTCATGGGCGTGGACCCGCAGGAGTTCATGCGGCGGGTCAAGGAAGGCGACCGCACCTGTATCGACTTCCGCCAGGTCGCCAAGGGCATCAACTTCGCCGTCGTGTACGGCGCGGGCCCGGACAAGGTCGCCTCGATGGCAGGCATCACCGTGAAGGAAGCCAAGCGCTTCATGGAGATGCACCAGAAGATGTTCCCGGAGGTCTACCGCTTCAAGGAGGAAGTGGTACGGGTCTGCCGGTCGCGTCGGCCTCCGCACATCCGCACCCTGCTCGGCCGCAAGCGGCGCCTGCCGCTCATCCTCAGCCAGAACAACGGCCTGCGGATGGGTGCCGAGCGCCAGGCGGTGAACTCCCTGATCCAGGGGAGCGCGGCCGACCTGATCAAGTTGGCGATGATCCGGCTGAACAACGCCCTGCCGGACGATATGCGCCTGATCCTCTCCGTGCACGACGAACTCGTGACGCTCGCGCCGGAGGACCGGGCCGAGGAATGTGCCGCGCTGGTGAAGGAAGCCATGCTGGGCGAAGGAATCCAGAAACTGCTCAAGGTTCCGCTCTCTTCGGACGTGAAGATCGTGGACCGCTGGTCGGAGGCAAAGTAATGGGACTCTTCAGTTGGAAGAAGGACGACGAAGTGCCCGACGGGCTTAATACCGAGGAGGAAGACCTCCAGGTCGACCTCTACACCCCGCAAATGCTGACCAAGCGGCTGCTCTGGGACATCGTCCCGTGCAGCCAGGTCGAGGCACTGATCCCGCTCATGAACCTCACCCCGGACAGCCAGGACGTCTCCGAAATGGAGCACCAGGCCAGTCACGACCGAATCGACCAACTCACACCGCTGAGGGAAATGCTAGCGCTGCTCATCCCGCTAGTTTCTGGCATTACTGCCTCGGCTATGCTGGTTAACTCTGGCAATTCCATGGACGAGGAAACCGCAGCAGTTCTCCAGCGGCATCATTCCGTAGTCGTCCGCGCCGGAGTAGTGGCGGTCCTCGCCAATCTCCTCGATATGGGAATCATCAGTTACGCGGATGGAGTGCAGTTCGGTGACCAACTTCTGGGCTAACAAACTGGGGGCGGCCCGACCGGCCGCCCCGGCCCCGGCCCCGGCGCCGGTCCAGCAGCAGCAGGTCGGCGGCCCGTGGTGGGCCACCCCGCAACAGCAGCCCTACCCCCCGCAGCAGGTAGTCCAGCAGACAGTGCCAGAACCACAGCAGAAGGCTCCGGCCCGCGCGATGGTGGCCAAGCAGGACACCCACTGCCCGGAGTGCCAAGGCACGAACTACTTCCGCCCCGTGGGAATGATGAACGCTATGGCTCAGTGCTACGAGTGCGGCTACAACCCGCGCTTCCAGCAGAGCACCGCTGGACTGCCGTCCGGCAGCGGAGGAGACGGTCCCGCCACCCCAGCCAAGCAGATCGCGTCCGGCGGTCTGGGAGGCCGGAGCAACTACAACCCGGGCGCCATCATCAGGGCCGACGGCTCGGTCTAGCGCCCACTCCTCCCTGACGCATCACTACTGAATGGAATTACTGGTGACCTCCCTGCTCACCCCCGCCGGTGACCTTGCCGACCCTTACCGCTCCTTCATCGCAAAGTCGCGATACTCCAGGTGGATCGAAGAGGACAACCGGCGCGAGACCTGGTCCGAGACCGTCGCCCGATACGTGACGTTCATGCTCGGCCAGTTGAAGGACAAGCACGACTACACCCCCGACCCTGCCGTGGTCGACGAGATCCACGCGGCCATCCTCAACCACGAGGTCATGCCGTCCATGCGCGCGGTCATGACGGCCGGGCCCGCCCTGGACCGCTCGAACATCGCGGGCTTCAACTGTTCGTACCTCCCGCTGAAGGACGCCCGCGCTCTGGACGAGCTGCTGTACGTCCTCATGAACGGCACGGGCGTGGGTTACTCGGTCGAGAAGCAGTACACCGACCAGTTGCCTGCCGTTCCGGCCGTCCTGCGTGCGGCTGCTGACGTGATCGTGGTCGAGGACTCCAAGGAGGGCTGGGGTTACGCGTTCCGGTCCCTGCTGGAGGGCCTGTGGCAGGGCGAGGTGCGTCACTGGGACCTGTCCCAGGTGCGACCGGCGGGCGCACGTCTTAATACCTTCGGAGGGCGAGCCTCCGGCCCGGGTCCGCTGGACGACCTGTTCACCTTCACCGTGCAGAAGTTCCACGAGGCCGCCGGTCGCAACTTCCGGCCGATCGAGGTCCACGACATCGCCTGCAAGATCGCGTCCGTAGTGGTCGTCGGTGGTGTCCGCCGGTCGGCGATGATCTCCCTGTCCGACCTGGACGACCGCGAGATGGCCGAGGCCAAGAGCGGGGAGTGGTGGGTCGAGCACCCCTACCGCGCCCTGGCGAACAACTCGGCCGTCTACACCGACGGCATGCGCTACGAGGACTTCCACACCGAGTGGGACTCCCTCGTAGCCAGCGGCTCGGGCGAGCGCGGCATCTTCCACCGTGGGGCGGCGCAGAGGCAGGCCGCGAAGTTCGGGCGCCGGGAGGAGGACACCGACTACGGGACCAACCCCTGTAGCGAGATCATTCTGCGGCCGTTCTCGTTCTGCAATCTCTCCGAGGTCGTCGTGCGGCCGGAGGACACCCCCGAGGACTTGTACCGCAAGGTGCGCCTGGCGTCCGTCCTGGGCACCTGGCAGAGCACGCTGACCGACTATCCCTACCTGCGCGAGGAGTGGCGTAAGAACGCGGAAGAGGAGCGCCTGCTGGGTGTCTCCCTCACCGGGGTCTACGGCAACCGCTGGACCAACGGCACGGTCAACCTGAAGACGACCGAGGTGCTGCTGGCAGACCTGCGCGGGAGTGTGGTGGAGGCCAACGCGGCCGAGGCTGCACGCATCGGCATCCAGGCGTCGGCTGCGACCACCTGCGTCAAGCCGTCCGGCACGGTCTCCCAGTTGGTCGACTGTGAGTCCGGCCTGCACCAGAAGCACGCGAAGTTCTACAAGCGGCGGGTGCGGGTGGACAAGAAGGACCCGATCGCGTTCGTGCTCATCGACTCGGGCCTGCCGTACGAGGAGGACTCCTACAACGCCGCCGCGTGGGTGTTCACCTTCCCGCAGAAGGCAGGCGAGGACGCCCTGGTACGTGACGACGTGAGCGCCATCGAGCACCTGGAATTGTGGTTGGCCTTCCAGAGGCACTGGTGCGAGCACAAGCCGTCGGTGACCATCAGCGTCCGCGAGCACGAGTGGGAGCAGGTCGGCGAGTGGGTGTGGGAGCACCTGGCCGAGATCTCTGGTGTCTCCTTCCTGCCCTTCAGCGAGCACACGTACGTCCAGGCGCCGTACGAGGAGATCACGCAGGAGGAGTACGAGGCTCTGGCGTCCAAGGAGCACCGCGTGGAGTGGTCGGACCTGGCGTTCTACGAGACATACGACCAGACCGTGGGGTCGCAGGAACTGGCCTGCGTCGCGGGCGTGTGTGAGGTCGTCGACCTCGTGACCACCTGAAATTCATCAAAAGATCTTGCTCTGACTAGTTGATACGTAGCTGGACCGGTAGTCCCTCACCGATTACGGTATTGGGACTACCGGTTCTGCTTTACGGCTTCGGCATTACGGGATTGGAAGACACACCACACATGGCACTTAATACCTGCGCGGGCGGCCCCGACAAGGAAGCCCTCGCGCTCATCGCAAAGATCAACAAGGAACACCCGGGCGCAGTCTGTTTCGCCTCCGAGATGCGCATCCCCAAGCGGTTCACCTCCGGCTCCCTGAGCCTGGACATCGCCCTCGGCGGCGGCTGGCCGGGCAACCAGTGGGTCGAGGTCATCGGCCGCGAGTCCCACGGCAAGACCGCCATCGTCTACAAGACCCTCTCGGCCAACCAGAAGAAGGACCCGAACTTCACCTGCCTGTGGATCGCCGCAGAGCACTACGACGTCGACCAGGCCGAAGCCCTCGGCGTCGACAACGAGCGCGTCCTGGTCGTCCCCACCCAGGCCATGGAGTTCGCCTACCAGACCATGCTCGACTTCGCCGCCAGCCGGTCCGTCGACATGATCGTCCTCGACTCCTACCCGGCGCTCATCGCCGACGAGGAGTCGGAGAAGGACATGGACGAGGCCGTCATGGCACTCGGTGCCCGCCTCACCGGCAAGTTCTTCCGCAAGAGCGGGGCGGCCACCAAGCGATCCATGACGGACACCGACGACCGGCCGCTGCTCGGCATCGTGATCAACCAGTACCGCGACGCCATCGGCAAGTTCTCCCCGCACGGCACCCCGACCACGACCCCGGGCGGCAACGCCAAGAACTACGCGTTCTACACCCGCGTCGAGGTCCGGCGCGACGAGTGGATCCAGGAGGCCCGGCCCGGCAAGGGCAAGGTCAACGTCGGCCAGGTCATCAAGGTCAAGACCATCAAGAACAAGTCGGCCGCCCCGCAGCAGACCGCCACCATCGACTTCTACTTCCGCTCCGCCCCGTTCCTGAACTTCGCTCGCGGTGACTTCGACACCGTGAAGGAGATCATGATCATGGGGATCCTCTTCGACGTCATCCAGCGCAAGGGCGCCTACTTCCAGATCGACAACGGGGAGTACGACGACAAGGGCAAGCCGGTCCTGCGCTGGCAGGGCAAGGACCCCATGCTCGACCACGTCCGACAGGACCTGGACCTCCAGGAGTCCCTGTACGAGAAGATCCTCATCGCCTCCAAGAAGGTCGACGAACGGTCCATCTCCGAAGAGGACCTGGACGCCGCCGAATCGGCCGGGACCAAGAAGGTCAGCCGACGGCCCAAGGCCGAGGACGAGGCGCTTAATACCGAGGCCGCCTGATGGTGGCCCTGCTCTCGACACTCCTGGCTGTAGCAGCCCTCTACATCGTGGTCCTCGGCGCCCGGTACTCCCGGCGCCAGGGCCGCGCCCACCGCAAGTTCCTCGTCCTCACCTACCTCCTGGAGAAGTCCTATGGCGGACATGCTGAAGAAGTCCCAGAAGCAGGAGAGGCGGGGGGCGGAACTCCTCGGCGGGACGGTGAACGCGGGTAGTGGAAACGGCTGGGTCCGGAAGAACGACGTACGGACCCCGGAGTACTCCGTCGAATACAAGGTCACCGGCAAGAAGCAGTACGCCCTCAAAGACGCAGAACTCCAGACCGCAGAGAAACAGGCCCTCCTCGACGGCAGGGAAATGCTCTTCGGGATCCAGATGGACAGCGGAAGGACCTGGATCGTGATGTCCGAGGAAACTTTCCTCACGCTTAATACCAAGGCGTTCCCGGAGGTCGACCCCGACGAGGTGCTGTCGTGGTAATGCACCTGCGGATCAACGCCCCCGAATGGGACGGCGGAGGGAATCCGGACAAGGAAGCCTCCTGCCGGAAGTTCCGGCCGACCAGAGAACATGACGACTTCTTCGGAGACGGTACCGGAGAGGAGTCCGAGGCGAAGCACATATGCAACGGCACCTATACCGACCAGGTGTGCCCGCTGCGCGAACAGTGTCTCCAATTCGCTCTGGTCAACAACGAGCACTACGGCGTCTGGGGCGGACTCACCGTCCTGGAGCGGGCCTACATCAGGAGGTTCGTCCCCAAGGAAGACTGGAGTTTCGAGAATGCCCCGACCCGCGAAGACCTCCTCCGCGTCTGGCCGGACCGGGTCGCGCCGGAAGACCTCGACGACGAAGACGACGGGGAAGATGGCAGCGCTGGCGGAGGCGAAGAAGAGTAAGTCCGTCCTCCTCGGCGACATCCACAAGCACTTGCTCGACCAGCACGACAAGCCGACCGACCGGCGGCAGGACATCATCCACCCCAGCGAGATGGCCAAGAGCGACTGGTGCCCCCGTCAGACCTACTACAGGCTGGCGGGGGCTTCCCCCGAGAAGGGCCGCTCGTTCTCCGCCCAACTGGAGGGCGTCTTCGCCGAGGGCCACATGATCCACGCGAAGTGGCAGAAGTGGCTCCAGGACATGGACCGGCTGTGGGGCAAGTGGAAGTGCCCGGTGTGCGACTACTGGGAGATGGGCACGGGCGGACGCAAGACCTGCCAGTCGTGCCGCAACCGCACCGACAGCGCGGGCTACCCGGTCTACCTGGAGTACGCCGAGGTGCCGGTGCACGCCGAGTCCGAGTTCCTGATCGCCGGGCACGAGGACGGCGCCATCGAGGACCTGAGCGCCCTGGTGGAGATCAAGTCCATCGGCATCGGCACCGTGCGTTTCGATCAGCCCGAGCTGCTGCGCGAATACACGGTGAAGACCCTGGACGGCAAGACAGTCATCGACCTGGACGGCCTGTGGAAGGGGCTCCGGCGCCCGTTCGGCAGCCACATACGGCAGACCCAGATATACCTGCGGCTCTGCCAGGAGATGGGCCTGCCGTTCGACAAGGTCATCTTCCTCTACGAGTACAAGGCGACGCAGGCCCACAAGGAATTCGTCGTCAAGTACAACCCGGAGATCGCCGAGCCGCTGTTCGAGACCGCGCTCGACATCAAATACGCCCTGA